CCCTGAGTCAATCGAACGGCTGCATCGGCACGAGACACCGCTTCTCGTTGTGCTTCCTTGTCTCCTGCTGAAGCAGCAATTTCCGCAATTGCTTGGTTGTATGCGCCAAGCCACGTCACAATGTCCAACTGGTTGTGAAGCACGGTGTTCAGGAACATGCCGTGCTTACGCGCCAACGCTTGAGCCTTGCCTAGCCCACTCTGATTTCCTATCAAGTCATCAAGTCGAGCGCGCGTGTCGTTGATGTGGTTGTTCAATCGCTCGTCCATCATCGGCGACGCCTCGGCGATCATGGTTGCTACTTCATGCGGGCTATCAAGGTACTGTTTCATTGCAGCAGCCAACTGCCCCCTATTTACCTTTGTAAGCGCAACGGCGATTCCACCAACGTCGCCGAGTTGCCTGAGGTTCAAAGACATAAACATCAAACTTGTTCGACCGCGGACAGCAATCCAAAAATCATCGACTGCTTTGAACCGTCCCTGTTCTACAGCCGTGTGCCGCGCAGCACGACCGAGGAACGGAATCAACATTGTCTCGATAGCGGTCGGGTCAATCTTGGAAAGCGCCGAAGCAAACTCTTCGTTACCAATGACTTTCAACACATCCTTGATTGCGGGCTGCACGTGTGCAAACCGAATCACATCATAGATGTGTTTGCCAATCATGCGCAGGTCAAGCGCAAGCGGCCTGTTGTATTCAACGCGAGGCTTCGTAAACCCAAGACCCGTGCTCGGCATCACCTGATTGAAGTTGCCTTCAAGCGCATCCATCTTGGCGTGGCGCTGCGCGTCCTTGACCATGAACGGATCAGCCTTGGCGGGGACGTATCCGCCTCGATACGTGCCAAACGGCGTGTTGAGAGGCGTTGCTTCAACCTCTTTGAAGTAGAAGCCGTAGAGGTCGCGATGCGACTTCTGCGTCATCGGCTTCAGTTCCTCATTGAGATCCCAAACGCTTTGGACAAAGTCAAAGTCCGCTTTGACCAACTTGCCCTCGGTCACCATTCGGTTGATGAACTTCATCATCCGAGAAGCGTCTAGGTTTCCTTCGGCGTCCAGTTCGCCCCACTTTCGACCAATCAACAACTTGCGCATGTTGCTGTCGTTGCCCATGTGAAGCAAAGCGCCGAGCAGTTCGGACTTTCCACCTCCACCATTGCCGACGCCGAACGTGTAATCAAGTTCAGGAGCGGCAATCCTGCCCTTTGGCAATTCGATTGTTGCGCACAACTCAGCGTACCGCTTCAAGTACTTCGTGCGATCGGCTCGGTACGCATCCATTGCATCAACAATGGGGCGGAAGATGTATTTGGTGAATGGGCCTCCAGTGTTGCCAAGCCCGTCCATCGCGTCGCACCAATGCTCGACTCGACGCATCATGTTCTTCACGCCGTTAAGCGTGCGCATCATGCGTTGACGCTGTGTTGGCGCAGACTTATCACCCGCCATCTCGGTAGGCACGCCCAACTCGGTTGTCCTATCAACGAGTTCTCCAACGACCTGCGCAAGCGCAACCTTCTTGTCACCAACCATGATCTGCTTGTCTCGGCGCGCGTCGTTCCACAAAGCGGTGACGCCGTCACTCAACGCGCGGAACTCCGCAACCGTCATTTCTCGGTAGTCCTGCGCTCCTCGTGATGCGCGCGCAATGATCGGCTCAAGACCCGCAAACAGTTCAGGATTGAACGCTTCAATCTGCTTGACGTAGTCAATTGGCGCTTTGTCCGAACGTCCGAAACCAAATGCCGAAAGGATCGAGCGCGCAGCCATCACCATTTCAATGTCGCGGCTCTTGCCAATCTTGGAATCAGCCTTGAAGAACTTTGAGAAGCCTTTGACTGTGTCTCGCACTTCCTCTTGCACTTCACCTGCAACAGCAGCCAACTGATTGTTGAACAACTGGTGCTGCTTGGCGCGGCGCGCCGACTCCATCGGGTCAACATCGCCGTACTGTTTCTTGTGAAGGTTGATGCGCTCTTGCGCATTCGCGGCAGCAGTCTTTGCTGCGTCCTCGCCCAACTTCACCGCAGCGGCTTCGTCTACGCCATTGGCAATCGCCTTGTTGTATGCCCTCGTGCCCGCCGACTTTCCAATGGCTTCGGGGTTTACCTTTGAGTCGGCGGTGCTGCGCGCTGCACGCGCGGCGCGCGCCTCGGCTACAGCAAACTCATGTGCTTTGACATCCTTAATCTTGCGATTGTTGATGTGATCAACCGCAGCCTCTCGGGCAGCGGCAACCATCTCTTTCACAGGCGTCGTTGCCTTTGTGATGAAGTTCAGTTCGGTCGCCACCGCACGAGCCCGAGCATCGTTGTGCAGCGCAGCATTTGCAGCCTGCTCCATACGCTCGGGATCGTTCAGGTCGCCAAACTCCTTCATCATGCGCTCATCAGTACGCGCATCAATTTCATCTCCAACCTTCTTTGCCGCCGCAAGAGCCCGAAGCAATTCGTCTCCGCTCTTGAACCCAAACAGTTCAGCAACGAGGTCAGCAGGCATTCCGTCCTTTGCAATCATGCCGTACTTGCCGTATCCAAGTTTGGCGGTTTCGTCTCCGAGGACGGCCTTTGCGTCGGCGAGGTTAAGTTTGCCAACGTTCTCTGCCGAAACCCGCTCGCCACTTTCCGACGTGGTCATTCCGTACTTCAAGAAATCAATTGCCCTGAAGATCGGTTCAGCACGTACTTGTTCCTCAACTTCGTCACGGACTGCTCTTCGAGTAGCAGCGTTCTTCTTTGCCAGTTCCTTCAGGAACTTGCTCTTCATGTTGCCGACCCACTGGAAGTCGCGCATGCTGCGCGCGGTCAGTTCATTGACAGCGTCGCGGTGACTTGCGCCGAGCACGGTTTGATACTCAGCCCAAGCCGCGTCAGATACTCCTGCTTCCTCTTGCGTTTGGAACATTGCCTTCATGTCGCGGGCTTCAGCCGTACTTCGGATTTGCTCCTCAGTCGCAAGCATGCGATCCATGACGCGGCGGACTTCATCGGTAAGCGGAGGAAGTTCCTCGCCGAACTGCTCCTTGTACAGAGTGTTCTGATGCTTTACGACGTCGGTGTAGACTTGGATGATCCATGACTTGAAGCGATCAAACAACGGCTGCAACGCAATGGTTGGCGCCTTGCCTTCCGCCACGTAGATTTCAAAGTTGTAGGAGAACTTCTCGTAGTGCTTCCTGCGCGCCTCAAACGAGAGAGTATCCCACTCAGCGTTGTCCTTGACGCCAAAGAATGTAAGCAGCGTTTGGAAGTCATCGGCGACCCACTTCGGTGCGCTGCCGTCCAAGATCATCCTGTGGTATGTCTCGAACAAGTAGTGGCTCGACTCGTGCACCCACGATGTCATGTCCGAATGATGTCCAAGTTTGACCTCGAACGTCTTTGGGTTAAACGAGGCGCGAGCAGGTTTCTTTGATTCGGCTTGGAACAACGGAAGGCCACCTGCCTCGTTGATCTTTGCAGCCATAGCGTCGGTAATTTCCAACGCAGGAAAAACGGTGCCGTCGCTCATGGTCAAAGATTCAACTTTGCTTCCGCCCAACCTCTTCGACATTTTGTTGGCAAGGTCTATGACCATGCTGTCGTAAAACTTGCGCATGCCTGCGCCGCCAACAGGCATGTCCACCGCGTTAACATGTACCTGCGTGTCCACCTCAGCGGCGTCCGCAACCCGAACCAATTCCTTTCCGCCCTCTTTGCCAAAGGTTTCTGCAATTTCCTTGCTTGACACATTGGCGTCCCATCTGACGTTCTGACCATTTTTTTCTGCGAAGTATGTGTACGTGCCGTCTTCGTTTCTATTGATTTTTACGGTATCAATGACTTTCAGCAACGCGTCCTTGTATCGCTGTACGCTTTGCTCCCCCGTAATAAACGTCACATACTTGTAATTGCCCTTGACGGCTTCCATAAGCGTATGCTTGAGCGCCAATTTTACGTAACCATCAGTTGATGTAATAAATGGCGCGCGCGGCACCAACAGTTTTGTCTTCTTTCGACTGTTTCGAAAATCACGTACTTTTCTATCGGCTTCTACATACTTTTGCAGATCATTCATCTGCGCCTCAGTAAGAGGCGTTAGTCTAGGAAAACGATTTTCAAAATCCCACTCAGATTCGCTTTGTAGCCATCGAAGCGGGCCGCTTCGATCCCCATCGTCAAAGCCAATGTTGTCAAGTAGCCTAAGTGCGTCAAGCCCACCCAAAGTGCTTTCTCTCAGACGGGCGTACAAAATACTTTCTTGACGTAGATATTCGTCTGTCGACACCATGCCTTCTTTTGTTTGAAAGCCTTCTTCTTGACCTTTTGCTGATTGATCGGATTGAATTTCTTCAACGTGAAGCGCGGGCTTGCCCTGCTCAGTTACTCGGTCATTCAAACGTGTAGATACAAGAACATTGTTATCTACGCCTGTTTGACCAAAGTGCTGAATCTTCCACCGAAGTTCATTTTCCTGTTCAGGAATTGGAAACTCACTTGCTTCTTGATCCCGAGCGTTTTCCAATTTATTTCGCTCAAATCTTAGGTCGTACCGCCTGATTTGTTGATCGTCCATTTCTTGAGGAGTCATACCGCTTGAAACACGTAAATCGAATAATTCCGCTTCTATTTTTTCGATTGCTGTGTTGTACTTCTTAAATATTTTGGCGCGAGCCGCAAGCGTTTCGGCACTTGCGGGTTTAACTGGCGGACGAAAGTTAGGAAGCGTCAGCAACACTTCGCGGTAGTTTGTGCCGTTAGGCAAAATCAGGGGTTCGTATTCGTACTGTGACTCAAAATCTTTTCCTTGTCCACCAAGGTTAACTTCCTTAATGGCAAAGGATTTTTGATACCTTTGCCTTTCAATGTCAACGAATTTTTCTCTCGCTTCTTCTCTAGAAGTTTTTGCGTAGGCTTCCGCAGATTCGCGAGAAGAAAATATCAAGCCTGATGGCTTACCAAAAACCGTTTCCTTTTCCGATACATACCAATCTCCGTCAAATTCCTCTACGTAACGATCAAATACACCTTCGCGAACCGCCATAGAGGATTGAAAGTTTTTTTCCAACTTTGCTTCTGCTTTCTCTTTGCTTGAGAAAGTTCCATACAAACCCCCAAAATCAGTACCACGTATTTCGTACGTCTTGTATCCCGAATGTACTTTTTCCGACGACAACACTTGAACATCTACGCCCTTGTTTTGAAGGAACGCAGCAAGTTCTCCTTTCGTAATCTTGCCTTCGCGCTGCATGTCAAGGAAGTCGTAGAAGCCCGTCCAATAGATTTCGTCTTCCTTGACCTCGCCCTTGTTTACCAAGGTGGCAATGCGATCCTTCCACTGGGCGCCCGTCAACTCCTTAGCGTCAACGGCGTCAACGCTGCGCTTGAGCGCGGAGAAGAACTCAGGCGATACAGGAGCGGCTTGCTCTAGGAGTTCTCCCTTGTCCCCCCTACCCAACTGTCGTGAGGATTCTCTGCGCGAGGTTTCTCGTGCATTGCTATCTGCTCCCTCAAGTCCTTCGCGAACGGAGCGTCCTTGCCACGCTTCTCCAACACGCTGTTTAGTAGGCGATTTAGAAACTCCAAGTGGGTCTGCGGTGGCCGTTGGGACATTGCCAAGAATCTCGTTGTAGTCGCTAGAAAATGCGACCTGTGTTTCATAAAAGACAACTGACGCATAAAGAACATCAACCAGTTCTTTGCTGATCTTATCCTTTAACGTGCCAAGTTCTTCTGCTTTGTCTTGCATATGCAAAGCAATTTCTACATCAGACATGCCTGCTATGCGTGCACGTTCCGTTGCGTTGGCAAATTCAGGGACGTACTGCATGCGAATGCCGACGGCTGAAGGCATTTGACCGCCGATAGCCTCTACTGTTCTAGCGGGATTAACGGCAAAAGTTACCCCGTCAATTTTGAGCCCGTTTAAGTATTGAACAACTTCTGCTAGTCGTGCCCCATCAATGGGCTCGCGAAAGTTCAGTTCAATTCCTGCACGATGCTTTTGAGCGTCAATGGGTTCGTCAGCGCGCACTACGCGAGACAAAAACGTAACTTCTTGACCAGTGGCTTGCGCCGTAGAAACCATTTCGCGCCACGATGCCGTAGTGTCGTAATTTTCTCTTGTGACAAACTCAATGTCAAACGCGCGTTGAGAGTTGTTTTGGTATCGGCCTTCAGTGGTGTAAACGCGAGAAGCGACAACACGACCACCATCAGAGTTGATTGCAAGACGAAGCCGCTTGCTTCCTGCTTCCATCTGCGCATCTGATGGGATAACTCGATTGCCCTTTATGTCCATAGTTTCAATAGACAAACCGCCAACAAATCGGTCAAGCGGGCGCTCTAATTGTTGTAGGTCAATTTTGGCTTGATCTTTATTACGAGACTGCTCTTGTACAAATGTGACCGCCTCTTGATAACGATTAATTACGGAAGCAATATTTTCAGGAATGTCTGCTTGACGCTCAAGGTCGGCAATCTCGTCGGCATACAACTTAAATGGTTTGCCAATATTTGGCCCCTCTCGCCTATTGATTCCAACTAATTCGCCTGCGTTGTTTCGTTGCAATTTATCGACTGCGGCATTTCCAACATCATTCATGTGCTTGTTAGCAGCCGCCTGCGCTTTGCCGATATCAAGAGCAAGAGCGTCAGTTACCCACTGTGGTTGCCTTGCATCAATAATTTTCCGAAGTTGTTTGATGTTTACGGGGTTGTCAGATCCCGCAAGACTGGCTTCAAGTTCAAAACTTCCGCCCTCACCCGCAGAGTTAGTCCAATCGTTTCGCGTCCAATGTTCCTTCTCAAGGAACCAAACAACTGCTTGCAAGTCATCGTCTTGAATTTCAGAAAGGATTTTGTTTTCTTTCATCGACTCGTCAGAACGAATTCCTTCAGCGGCCCTACTAAACACGTCCTGTCCAAATCTAAATTGCCCTGCCGTTTCTCCGCTTTGAAGCATTTTTCCTGCAACGCCTGTTTCCGCAGCAACAGGAATCCGAGCGCGACCACTAAGACGTTGCAGCAAACGCGCAGCCCACACATCAATTGTTGCCTTACCGCGAAACCCCGCAAGGTTTCCTGAGAAGTTGATTGCCTTTGGCGCAGTTGGGCCGCGGTCAATATCTGCATTTTCATCTTTAATTACACGCCACAATTCGATGAAAGCGCGAACCAAGTTCTTTCCGTTGAAACCGTACTTTGCGCCTGTTTCTTTAAGTGGATTTAAATGCGCAGGCAACTCTCGCGCAGTTTTTAACTTCTTTAATTTTTCTTTGTAAATTGGGTCATTTTTGATTTTCGCTTTTGTTGGCGTTTTTCCCGTTGTAGCGTTAACCTTTTCAAGTTCTTGGTTGAACCACGACGTCAAATCAAGTTCTAACTTATCAATGTTGTTAGCCCATGATTCCCATTGAGGCATCAGTTCGTCGTAGTCGCCACGCATTGCACGGCGAATAGCATGAATGGAATTGTCCCAATTGTCACGAACTGGCGTGTTGGGGCTAGTTGCGCCAAGTAGGTCTGCAAACAAATCCCCAAACGCGCCAAACTCTAAACGAAGGCGTTTGCGCATGGCTCTGTACCAAGACGCTTGTTCGATAATTTTTTGCGCGTTTACATCGCCCGCTTGCGCTCGTTTAAAAATCTTGCGGACTTCGTCCACCATTGACTTTGAAAGTTCTTGAACCTGAGCATCGTATAGCGCAGTTCCCTTTACAAGACGAACGTCTTTATTTGATCGATCAAACGCATAGGGAATTCCTTTGTACACGTACTCAGGCTTTCCACCGACATTTTTAATTTCACTCAGCGTAAGTGGTGCCCAACCCGCTTTAGTTGGATGTGCCCGTTTTGCCGCAGTAACCGTTTCGGTCAACTGCTTGCGGTCAAACCCTGACTCATTTACCGCGCTTTCAATTGCTGTTTTTTCATCGGCATCCAACACAACCCTTTTTGCAAGTTCGCGCGTTTGCCGCGTCACGTCAAGAGTGTTGCGATTTACTTCAGATGCATTTGGATCTACAGCCTCTGGCTGATACAGAAAATTGTCCGACTTAGGGTTAAACCGCTCCGACAACGGAATGACGTTGCCTTGTTCGTCGCGCGTAATCGGATCAGAGGACTTGATGCGTGAAGGATCGCGAATTGCAATCGTGTCAAGGTTTCCGTCAACACGGGATTCTTGAAGACGTATTGCGTCGTACCTAGACAACACCGCGTCAACAACCTCACGGTTTTCCCAAACAAGGTAGTTCCCCTCTGTAACAGCCTGCATTTCACTTTCAGTCAATTCCTTTATTGATTGCTTGTCAAAAACTTTGAGGATTTGCGGAATGAACTCTCGCCAATTTTCGCGAGGATTAAAAACGTCATTGGCGCGTAAGAATCCATTTATTACTCTGATTCCCATGTCAGAATCTGCTTGAGCGACAGTCATTCCGTCAAGCATTGATCGTTCAAGTTCATGCCTTTGATCTCTAATCGCATCTAATTCTTTGTCAGGCATTTTATCCCATGCCCCGTACTTCTCTAAAAGTTCAGCCCACAGTGGTTTTCCTAATTCGGCAGAAGCAGCCTTTGTCGCGTTAATGCGCGCGCGTATTTCAGGAGATGGTTCGCGCAACCCTCCGCTGCCGCGCGGCCATTTTTCAGCAAACGCCTTGTTAAAACTAAAGTACGACAGGTCGCTTGAATCGCGGACGCTGCCTTTGAAAGTAGTAAAGGCTCGCTTTGTTCCATGATAAACAGGGCCAACGTTGTATCCCGCGTTCCGAGCCGCATCGTTCACCATTTGCTGTTGCGTCTCTGTGTCTCCGCGCTCAACAGCAGCCTTGTATTCGACATCGCGCTTTCGGACAGCGGCTTCTTGATTTAGCGCGCCTTCCTCGTCCGTCTTTGGCGTGCTCTCAATCCGATCCAGTTCATCGCGTGCGGTGTCAATCAGGCGCTGCGCAGTAGTAGCAAGTTGCTTTGCAATTCCAGGTTGCTTGACGGCGTTGCGCGCCTCGCGAATATTGCCTGCGCGAAGCATTTCCTGCAAGATTGCAATTTCGATCTGAAGACCAACCGCATCGCCTGCTTTCACTTCACGCTCAACAGCAGCAATTTGATCGCTCATCATTTCGTGCATGGAAGCAGTCTTCGACGTAGAGCCCTCGTCTTTAGAAAACTCCTTGTGCGCTTCATTTGCCTCGCGCAGGTTTGCAATCGCTTCAACAACGGCATCGTTGCCTTGGCGCGACATTTGACCAACGGGCTCGTTCGCTTGCGCTTCTTCCGCGCGGCGGTTCTCCACCAACATTTCTGCGACGGTGCGAGGTCGCGACGTAGGATCCGCGGTTGTTGGCACAACTGGTTTGACTTGCGCTGTCGTTTCCGTTGGCGCAGCGACTTCGGCCGCGGGCTCGGAAGGCTTCTCAGATTCGCGCTCGGCAATGTGGATCGGGTACTTCCGATGGAACTCCTCAGGAGTCATCCGTGTTGCCTTGCCTTCTGATTCGCGCGCTGCTCCCGCAAACGCAATCGCTCCCAAAAAGCGGCTTTCAGTACGCGCCTGCTCAGCGGTTCGACCTTCACCAATCAGTTGCGCTTCAATTACATTGGCAACTTTTTCCGCGCTTTCTCTGTTTGCATCGTCCTTGTTGATTGCCTCATTCACCTCATCGGCAAACTTTTCTACGTTCTCGTTGATTTCGGAAATGAAGGTCTTTAGGAACGCACTGCGCGTTGCCGATTCTCTCAGCGTTCCAATTTCAGACGACCAAGTCACATCTCCTAGAAGAAGACTGCCAAGCGGAGTCTTCTCAATGCGCGCCTTGAAATCAGCGGTCTTGACCTTGATGTAGCCGCCGCTTTCCGCCGTTCCGCTTGCAACGTCGTTGAATTGAGCCAATGCCCCAGGAATCACTTCATCAAGTTTGTCCATCGGGATTTCGAGCGTCGCCATCGCTCGTTGAATCCCTTCTTTGCTGATCAGGATGTCTTCAATAGGCGTGCCCGTCAGCGTGCCTTCCATCAATGACTGCGCATCTTCGGGAGAACGCACGGCTAGTTTGGAAGCCTTCTGAAGGATGCTTAAAGTCGCAAATCCTTCTGCTTGCTTTTCGGCAGCACGGATCCTAGATCGCTCACGTGCCAACCCCATAATTGGGTTTTGCGCGGATGGCATCAGCACATGCATGCCGACAGCGCCGACCGCCATAAACTTAAAGCCCTGCACAGCACTATCAATGATTTCTTCTCTGCCTTCGGGTGACGCCGAGCGCATAGGAAGATTTGATGCGCGCCGCGCGTCTTCATTAGCCGCTTCAAACATCAGCACCGTTCCACCAACGTGAGCAAGAATTTTTGCTGTTGTCTTAGCAGACTGCGCACTAATGCGTTTGACGGCTCCTTTCATTGATGCATCTGCAATTGCTTCTGCAAGTTTTTTAGCCAACAATTTGTCAGCAGCAGCCTTGGATGCCTGTGTTTCGAGGATCGAAGTTGCAATCTTTGGATACAACACCTTCATCAATCCCACTTGAATGCCGCCAAGAGTCAAACCCCATGAGGCTGCTTTCCAACGTGCAACGTTAGGATCTACCCCCTCATCAATCATTCGGTTGTACATCATGCCCGCCCCTTGGCGAACTTGATCCTCAATAAGGGCTGCGGAGAGCCCTGCCTTTGCGCCAAGTTGCGCGCCGACAAGCGTCGTAACTGGGGTTGTCACTTCCGTCCACGGCAAAGGCGCTGCGCCCGCAAGCCCACCCGTGAGCCCTCCAACAATGGCGCCACCGCCCGCAGCAGGGACTGCTCTAAGAAACTGATATGCCGTCATCCCAAACATGTTGACAACGGGAAGCCAACCCGTTTCGCTTTCGGGGTCAAACGTTAGTTCCTGCGCGTTTAATTGCGCGTTCCTATTTGCAAACGTTTGAGGGTCAGCCATTGACCACATTGTGGGATGCAAGGGCGACGGCCCAAACACTTGCGTAGCGCCCGATTCTGCGTGCTCATAAGCCGAAAAGCCATGCATAAAAGCGGTTGGGATTCCCGTAACTTGATGCGCAAACCAACTGAACCATCCTTCTTGTTCTTTGAGGTTAGCAAGGTCATCGTTCGCCACGCGCGCAAAGTCAGGGTCAGTGGTTAACTTCTGAGCAAGCGCAGGCGCAGTTACTGGAAGATCCAATTTTGCAACGTCACGACCGTAGAGCCGACGTTGCGTTTGCTTCATATTCTCAAGCGTAAAGTCGTAACTCGTACCCGAATCGCGCGCTGCCTTCAAAGTCTTTGCGGCGGCGTCGGCGTCTTCGCCCGATGATCGCAATGCTGATTGGTAAACAGCGCCTCGCCGAATGTCCAACATTTCCTTTGCGGCTTCCGTTGCAGCCGCAGCGTCAAGTTTCTTTGATGGCGACGCAATTGCCATGGGCTCTTGGAGAGGCGCATTAGCAATTGGCTCTTCGGGCGGTGTTGGTGGAGCAGGTTCTACCTTGTCTTTGCCACGAATAATCTTCACCGTCGTTGCCATTGGATTGACGCGCGTTGGCACGAGCGCATCCGTCACCTCAGGCATTCCGTTGCGGTTTACATCAGAACCAATGGTTCGATCCTGTGCATCAAGATTCGTTTGGAAATCAATTGGGGTCATCGAGTAAGTTTCCCTGCTTGAATGAGCAAATCAACAACTTCTTTGTCTGTTGGTTCCCGCCCGTAAGCGTTCTTAAGACCCTCGCGATACAACTGAACATCGTCAGGATCAAAGAACGGCACGCGTTTGTTGTCCTTATCAACCTCATACCCTTCGAGCATTTGACTTGTTGTTGCGCTAAACAGCGGCATTTTGTCAGAAGAAGTGCCTAGCCACCAAAAAGTATTGTTGCGCAAATCAAGTTGATTATTGATTCTTCGGTTGATAATGGCGTCTTTTTCTTGCCAAGTAAGATTCCTGCCAAAGCGCTCCTGCTGCCCATTCACTTCTATCTTGATGTTGTCTTTCATCCTAAGAAGTGATGCCTTGTCCGCATCGCTTGCGCCCGTTTTGACCCAGTCGTCATATCCCGCACCTATCAAAGCCACGTTGAGGTGTTCCGCATCAAGCGTCGGCTCGCTATTAGTTGGATCTTTTTCAAGCGCCTTTCGCAACGACACGTAGGTTTCGCGCGTGATTTGATTTCGATGATCTTCCAAATACTGTGGGGTAAGCAGCGATGGATTTACCGCAATATCCCACATGACGTTGTCGTCGTTCTTAGCGCGTTGACCACGCATGTAAAACTGTCGATCTCTTGGCGCAAGTGCTGCAAAGTCCTTTGCAGGAATGTTGTTTACAGATTTGTTTGGGTCTGAAACAATATCGTCTACGCGGTCGCGCAAATCGCGATATGCCTGAGTCTTAAATTCTTCGATCTGCGCATACTCTTGACCCATACGTTGCTTGACAAACCTTCTCGTGTCGGAATCAGTGATGTTGTCATCAGCCCATTGAAACGCTTCAGGCTTTGTTCGTGGATCAGGGAACCCCTCAGCCGTGGCACCCAACGAGCCGTCCATAATTTGCTCGGTGTATGTTTCGACTTCTACGCGCATTTGGTCAGCAGCCAAGCCCCTGAGCAACTCGTCTGACACCTTAGAAGAAATGTGATCAAGGTTTTTTTGTTCTTGCACAAACTTGATTGCGGATGAATAGTCCTTGTTTAAAGCCAGTTTCTCCGCAACGCCAATAGACGCTTGCGTCCATACTGACTGCTCAAGAGCCTTCATTTGCGCAGAGTCTTCAGCAATGCCGTTCAACCGACCAAACGTGTGAACTTCATCAAGAGCAACAATCATGTTCTCGTGGAAGAGTCCTTTTGGTCGTCCCGTTTCATCGTCGGTTTCGTATCGACTTTTCCATTCGCCAACCGCAAGGTCGGCAAAGTTGCTTGCTCGCGTCTTTGCCTCGTTTGAGGCATAGACGGTGATCTCTTTGGTTCGATGATTGTCCGCAGTCGCGGTGTTGTTCAGGTTATGACGGACGACTGCGTTTTGAATCATCTGTCTTTGCGTGTCGTTGTCCGCAGCGCCAATGGCTGAACTAGCAGCCTCGTTCAGTTGACTGATCGTTTGTCCGTACCTATCTGCTGCGTCTTTGCCGTTGGTCGCGAAGTATCCGTTCTTGCCCTGCAAGATCGACATAGACGCCTTGAGGTAGTTCGTCTCAATCTCTTTTGATTTTGCTTCGTCAAACTCATTAAGCAACTTCAGACCAACGCTAGCGGTGGCGCCGCCTACATCCGTAAGGGACTTGCCAAGCGCCGCCGTTTGACGAGCGCCAAAGTCTTGGACTGGCTGAACGGGCGTCGCTTGATACGGGGCCGCGGCGCCTGCTTCAGTTGCAATTTGCGGGACAAACGACGATGGTACGGTTGGCATGGTTGAGCCTTATGCGCGCCTTAATAGGCGTTCTGACATCATGGTTTTGAGATACCAAGATCCGAGATCAGCGGTTCCTCCGAGAAGGCTTGATGCCCCTGCGGAAGTTGCACTGAGTGACCTTGCACTTGCGCTCATGTTTCGAGACGACATGAACTCCATTGTTGATTGGTTTGCATAATTCGTTCTTTGCGTACGAAGCGCTTGCTCCTCACGAACCGCGTTGGCGTCCATCGTGAGTTTGTCGATTTCTTTGATGATGTCCATGCTGCCGATTACCTCGGCGGCAGAACCAACTCCGCCCTCAATTCCCCTGCCTGCAATTGCTGTCTGCGCCGAAGCGCGAGCCTGCCCCGCTGCCATCGTGTATCGCCCAATTGCCTTCTGCGAAGCCTGCCTGCTTGTCTGAGCGGAGAACTCAGCGCCTCGCGCGTTGATTGCCGACATTTGCGCCGAGAACTTTAGGTTCTGCGCTTGTGCTCGCAATTCGCTCTTTTGATTCTCTGCTTGGTAGAACGAACCAACCGCGGAAGTTGCTGCGCCAAAGATGCCAATGAGAAGCCCTCCCATTGCCATTGATTTGAAATCGGCTGCGGAGGTGTTCGGCGCCATTGGTGGTGGTGGTGGCGCATTTAATGACGACAAGTTAGCGGAACTAAACTGCGTAATAGAAGGGTAATTCATCCCATAGTAATTGCTTGGCATTGTTTACCTCATCCGCCGATAGCGGCTTCTAGCGTCAATCCGACAACAGTGAGTGGGAGCGGATCGCTCTGCCTGATGTAGATTTGCCCGCCGTTTGACCATGACGGGGTCAGCATTACAAGCACCTCTTCACTCTTTGGCGTTGGCGCTACGCCGTACGTTTCTGTGGTTCGCTGCTTGTATTCAACAAGGTGATCAGCGTCGGGCCCGATGAAGATGCCTGACGACTTTTCAACCTTGATCCAAGCCTTGTTGATGTTCTTCATGCGCCCCTGCCCGAATCCCTCGACGTTCATCGTGAGCGGGAGCGTTTGGATATCACTTTGAAACGGGAGTCCGACCGAGATGTACGAAGCGGCTCGCGGAAGCGAAACAGTTCCTAACACCACAACTTGCTGCGGAACCACAGCGCCGTCTGCAAGGATGCTGACCGTCTTGCCTTCAAGGTGATTCAGACCAGTGAAGGTGTCACGAGCAAACGTCCACGAACTCGTTGCGGTGTTGCGAAGAGCAACGGGAATTGTTCCATCAACCTTGACTTGTGCAACAAACGTCGATGTGGTTCCGATGATCCTGCATCGGTACTGATTTTCCGCTGCATCAGAAAGGACGATGGCGTCGTTCAAATCGGTTGCTACAGGAAACAGGAACGTAGCAAGGCTAGCGGTTAGGGTCAGCGTGTCGCTCGGCCCCCACGTTGTGCCTCCGCTCAACGTCATCGTTCCAGTGACCAACGAGCCGTTGTACTTCAGGCTGCTATCGGTAAAGACCAAATTGAGAATGCTGTTTGCTCGACTTCCAAACCGCTCGACGTATCGAACGGTCGATCCGTTGACTTCACGACAGACTACGACGTATACAAAGTCCTCAAATCCTTCTGCGACGGCGCAGCAAGATTCAAACGTGCCGTCAGTGTCGTGCTGATGCCAAGCGCCAATTTCCTCTTCAGGAACATACGAGAGTCCAAGCATCTTGCCATTGCTTGAAATGAACCACAGGATCTGCTGTGGGCTCTTGGCAAAGCACATGTCCACAATGTCGAGATTGTCGAAGAGATGCGCTGCACGAAGCGATAGGTCGCCTGTGATGAAGCCTTGTGATTGCCACGAGTAGCCAAGTTCGCGCACGTGCCCGCCGCGGGAAGAACAGTAAACAACGGTGTTGTTTACGATCTGAGGCTGCACCGTGTTTGCTCCGACGTACGACTGAGGTCGAACCGAGATAGTCGATGGCGTGATGACGTCGCTGCTTGATGGGCTCACGCGCCACTCCGCAGCGTTTGTCAGCAGCAGCAACTGCGTCAAAGGCACAACGTGCCGAATCGTGTTCGATTCGCGAGCCGACACACGAATCGCCACGCGATCAATGTCTGTCGTTGGAATCGAGTACGACATGTCCGATTCAGTTCCCGACCGAGTCAGCCACAGATACTGCGGGTCGTTGTCTGTTCCTGCAAACACGCGGCGCTGCTCGTAGTACGAAACAGCCCCAGGATAGTTCCCCGTGGAACTAAACACCGTGTCGTAGATCGGAGGCGTGATTCCCATGTCGGGCGCAATGTTGTTGTCAGTAAACGAAAGCCCGTCAGTCTGACCGATGTACCCGTACAAACCGCTCTGCCGCTTGTAGACGTTGTACCGTTGCGCGCCCGTCGTTCCCCAACTGATTGTGTTGTACGCGCCGTTGATGTACAGGTTGTTGATGACGTTAACTGGAACACTTGCTGCGCTTTCTGTACCGCCTGTTGATACCGATGTGACAACGTAATAGTTGTTGATGTCGGAGATACGACTTCCAAATTGGACTCTGCCGCTGCTTCCTGTGTAGTTAAGAAGGTTTGCATACGTAACAATTGCTCCCGCGTCGTACGTCTTTAAAGAAAACGTACCTGCACCAATGGTGTTAATGACGTAGAAACCATCAGGAAACACTGCGCCTGAACTTGCTAAACATCCATTAACGTAAACACTGTCGCCAACAACAAATTGATGCGTGGTACTTGCCGTGATAGTAAATGTTAAAGGCGGGCCGACTGCTATTGTTGCGATCGTTAACTGTTCGCCGCGAGTTGCGGTAATGGATGGTGCAGCAGGCGGGCTAACCGAAGGCAAAAAGGACACATCGGTAAACGCCCAACGGCTTGATGAATACCGTCGCAATTCAGCAGGCTTGTGAGCGGGGTGCACAAGCGTGATGATGTCCCCGCTCTGCACATAGTGAACGTCAAACAATTCGGTAGCGGTGTACGTAGTTGGAATCTCAAAGACAGTGCTTGTTTGCAGATACCAATTTGTTGGGTCAACGTTTGGGGCTGCGGTTACTGGAGAAATACTAGTCTTGCAGTAGTAGGTGTTCCCTCCATACGTGTACATGTTTCCGACAAGGCTGTTTGTAACAGTCAACACTACTGCGCCTGCTGTAGTCGTGTTCAGCAGCGTCTTTGCGTTTGTATGGAACCGAATGTAGTTCACACCAAGTTCGATGACCATTGTCTGACTCATCGAGTACGTGAACGGGATTAGGCGCGCGCGTACCGAACCCTTTGTTTCTCGTACGAAGACAGTGCCTGTTCGATTCTGCGCGGGCCCTTGCGGCATCGCAATAAAGTTTCGCAGGTAAGCAGCGCCAGTTGAATAGCGGTTGTCGTCGATGCGCCCGTACATGTTCGGCGAAATCTCGCCGCCTGAGAACGAACGATGGTAGTCGCGGGTACTCGCCATGATTTATCGTCCCGAAGTCCAAGGAACCACATGCTCGGGCTTGATGTTTCGCTGTAGCGAGTCAGATTCCTGCGCTTCCTTCAAATACGTCATCATCATCTGAAGGCAACGCTTTGCTTCCGCAGCGCCTGCTTCGCCCTTAATGACTGGGCCCGCAAGCATCGACGCAAGGTGCCACGCCAACGTCATCGTGAACAGCGGGCTGAACAGGTTGGTGTCGAGCACGTGCGCTGTGTATCGCAGCACAGCGTTCTCTTGATTCGTGTACAGAACCTGAGATCCATCCGCTTGAGTCTCAACCGCGTATGGCTGCGGGATGTATCGACCCGTTTGAATCATTGGGCTGTAGTTGTGCGCGTATACGGGCGCGTCGGTCGGTACAAACTTGACCGAGTAGTCGTCCGCCACGTCGGGCGGGATCACGGCAATCAGATTGATTGCGTCGCTCGGAAGAAGGTACGCAAACGACCATGTCGATGAATTGTATGCGGCTAGCGCAATCGCAATTCGCCGCGTCGAAAAGTTCCAAAGGTGCATTTCAAGCAGCGTGTCTCGCGCAATCGGATAGAACCGATGGCAATGGTCTGCTTGAGCCGAACCTTCGGGCGGATCAATGCTCGACAGTGATGCCGTATCGCCAAGGTAGGCGAGCGCAAGATTGCAGATATCAACTTCGGATGCCATTGTTCCTCCATTGCAGCAGGGGGCGAGCCGTTGTTACGACTCGCCCCCTCCTGATTTGCCTCGGATGTGATCACTCTTCGTCGGAAGCGTTGTCCCGTTGCTTGCGCTTTGCCTTCGGAGATTCCTCTTCGACGGCGTGCAGAATGGTGTCGGGGTCGCCGTTGTACTCAAAGACTTCGCCTTCCTCGCGGATGGTGTTGCCGATATAGCACTTGGCCGTGGCGCGTACCTTCATTGAGAGATCCTCCTTGGATTAAGTGACCGTGAAACCCGAACCGTAGAACTTCTGAGAGTCGTAGATATCGGTCACGATGTCAACATACACCTTGCCTTGTCCCAAGGCAGTTGTAACGCCATTGGTGTACCTAATTTGAAGGTAACGGTAGGTAGTGCCAAGGGATCGAAGTCGTGGATTGATGCGCGCCACAAAATGGCGACCCGAAACACCGAGGTCGCCCGTAACAGCAGTCGTTGTAAGAGTGCCGAACGTGCCAACCACAATAGCATTAGTGGCGGCAAGATCGTCAGACATGATGACATCGATGGTGACGCCATTGCCTAGTGTCGTGTTTGTTGCAACGGTAAGGACGGCAAACAAATCTTCGCCCTCGCCAATATCGCGCATCTGAGTAGTGGTGGTTCCACCCGATACGTTGGTTGGGTTGCGAAGATCCAACGCGTTTTCTGAGTAGTAGGCAAGGTTAGCGGTGACTGTCAGCGTTTGCGGAGTGTCAACTCCTGCAACCAGTGTTCCACTAAGACGAGTGAGTTGGTCATTAATCATGTGTGTATTCCCTTCCGTCGTTTAGGAAACGACTGCTTCAGTGTTGAGGATGGCATCGACGCGACGGAGAGGCACGCCAAGGAACGATAGCCACGAGTATGGCATTCCGAACTGCGACAGACCTTCGTTGACCTTGAGAACGTACTGGCTCTTGTCGAGGGCCATGATGCTCAGTCCGCTGTGGACTGTGCGGTTCATGTAGAAACACGCCTTGCCCATGCTCATGTTTGGAACACGGTAGAGAGCGCGCGCCATCAACTTGATGAGCGCGGTGCTTGCGGTGGACGCCTGTACACCCGACTGAGCAAGCAGAAGGCTTGGCTCAATGTTGCAGATACGAACGACGTAGCGCCAGTCCTTGACGACGAGACCGTTCTTCCACTGATAGCGGGTTGCGTACGCCTGAAGACGAGTGCCGTCCGAGTTGTACACGGTCTGCTCGCCGAGATCCTCGTGGATCAGACCTGCCTTGCTTCCCTTCGGGAACGGGCAGTACACAGTGTTGTCGCCCCACACGCAGAGGTAGACCGAAGTCTGCGACGTAGGAGTGCCACCGCCTGCGCTGATAACGTTCTGCGAGTTGCCTGCGCCCGTCAACGCCGAGTAGCGCGTTGCAAGACCAAGGAACTGCTTTGCGTCAGTGGCAGGGTTGCCGTAGAACATCGTGTTTGCTTGAGTCTGATTCATTGCCTCAAGGAACGCGGTGTCCTCGGACAAGCGGAACTGAGCGGTGTTGCCGTTCAGCATCGCAAGATCCTTGTCCACCTCAGAACGGGCTTCAAGGATGCCGCAAGCCTCATCGACCTGTGCGGTCGTGCTCTTGCTGCTCGGGATACCTTGATTGAGCGCGCGCCAGTACACGGTCGGAAGACCCGTGCGGATGACGACTCGCTCGCCCGTTGGAAGGTTGCCCTCCTTGAAGACGGCGTCCTCAAGGATTTCGTTGCTCTGCGAGAGAAGTTCGGCGACGATTGGAATGCGACCATCGGGATCGCAACGCTTCGCCCAATCAGCGAGCGTCAGATTGTTGGTTGAAAGTGCTTGTGCTGCCATTTGCCTTAAATCCTTGTTCTAGGTGTGAAATCAAGTGTTGTACATTGCCGCTGCCTGCGAATTGAAGTCGCGCGGGGCACCCTTTGATGGGGTTGACCCGTTTGACGATCCGACGAAGCGGTCTTCTGAAATGGACTGTCCTGCTCGAAACATGAACCGAACAAGTTCGGGATGGTTTCCAAGACCTGACTCGTTAAGCAGTGTGCGCAATTCAGGGGTGCCAAACGAGTCCAGCGCCCTCTTTGCGGTTACAAGGTTCTCGTTGAGTTTGTCACCACCGAACTCCTTGTCTGACCGCGACGACTCCGTCCACTGAGAACGGAGAGCCTCCAGTTGTGCAGCCTGACGTTCCGCCATCTTTGGCGCAACGCGGTCGAGCACCTTCTGCGCAGATTCCTGCGATAGGTTGAGTTCCTTGGCAACTTCCGAGAATGATCCAATCACCTCGGCGTCGAATTCTCGGCCTTCAGGGGCTTTAAACTCGTACTTCTCGGGAGCGTTGTTTGACGTCTCCGTCTTGTTGCTATTGGACTCCGCATTGCGTGCGGCATCTGCCGACGCTTGCGTCTGATCGCCTGAACCCTTCTGCTGATTGCCGTACAACGCCTCAGCCGTCGCTGCGGGGATGCCCGACATTGGACTAGATGGGTTGCCGCTTGTTGTTGTCGCGGCGTCACTCATCGTTGTTTGTTCGTTCATTCATCGATTCCTTTATCATCAAGGGGTACTGTTCTGAGCAGAGCGCGTGCACCATCGCCATCAGTCGAAGCCCGTAGTTCCTGTTCCCTTCGGCGAACGCCATCTGCATGGAGTTTGTGTTGAAGGTTGAGCGGAACACGCCTGCTTGATCTAGAAGTCGCCACACGATGCGGCGACCACGCTTGTTTGCCATCAGCCATTTGACATCAGACTCCTCTGCCTCACGCAGCAACCGCAACTGCATGTCCTTGTCGGACTTGCCGCGTTCCTGCGCCTTGAGGTCAAGAGGGTCGTAGTTGCTCATTCGACGGTCACGTCGTAATAATCAAGAGAAGTCCAAGTATTTGCCAACGCTGCTCCGTTTTGAACCAAAGTCGCCGTCAACGTTGTGTCTGCTGTTGCGTAGTTTACAGACGAAATAGTTGTAGTTGTGTTTGCACTTACACCATGACCGCTCATTGCTGATGTGGTGGTCACAACTTGCGTTGGGCCGTTTGCTACAATGATCTTGTTGAGCATCAAGCAGCCCGTGCCGCTAAATGTTTGTTGATAAATAGTGCCGCCCGCGTAAGTCACAGTAAACGTTCCAACTGCCAACGATGGGTTAGAAACAAGCATGTTGACTTCTAATCGACCCGTACGCGTCAGTGTTCCCGCAGGAATAGTGACGGAAGCAAGCGTCGCCGTGCCGCCCGAACCCGCGGTTCCTTCACAAACCACAACAAGCGCGGTTCCGTAGAAACTTGACGCAGTGTGCGTTCCTGCTCCTGCAAGCGTAAACACAATCGGCGTTCCGCCCGCGGTTGCAGAGATCTGCAAGGTGTTTGCATTAACAACTTTTACAACGTAGTAAGTTGTGAGAAGTGCAAGCGAAGCAGGAAGCGTGCTTGAAGTTGTGAATCGGATTGCATCTCCGACCAGTAGACCGTGCGTAGTCCAAGTCAACGACGTGGACACGGGGTACATCGTGAACGTGCCCGAGCCGTTGTCTCCTGTAGCAGTAGTCTGATAGACCTCAGGCCCACCCGCGCTTGTCGAGATCGTGAACCGATCCGACGCAGTTCCTGGCGTAAGATGTTGAATTACTCTGCTGACGTAGTAGGTCGTAGGCGTCGGAGTGTTTGTAAGTGGGGACGGAAGCACGGGAGTTCCCGTTGTCGCCGTGAACTGCATTGCATCCCCAGGAACAAGCCCGTGCGAAGCAAGAATGACGGTCATCGGCGCGCCGTTTGTCGGCGAAGCAGTGACCTGACCCACAATCTTGTTGTCGGCGCCGAACGTCACGACGCTGCCCGCGCTTCCCATAGTTGCCGTGCCACTGTTGTACCGCACGTTTACGGTGATCTTTGGGGTTGGAGTGGTGTCAATTGCCGTAATTACGGCAGGGGCTGCGGTTCCTCCTGTCCAATTGAGGTACACCGACCTACCGACAGCCGAAAGTGACGTCAAGCCATGCGCGTTTGTAGTGATAATGCGCAGAAGCCCTCCACTGGCTTCCCACGTGACCGCTCCCGTTGCCGCAGGAAAGGTTAAGACAAGCGGGCTCGTCGAGTGAAACCCGAGCGGGTAGAACCGCTGCACGCCCGTTGAACTTACAACGCCTGCAATGTTGTTTGATGAGTCGTCAACAAGGAAAGGGCTGTTCTGTGCAAATGATTTCATGTTGTTTGCTCAATAGAGGGCGATCAGCAAAGTTGCTGTAGTCACAGTAACGATAGTATTAGTTGCACGGATCGGAAGAATTGTTCCCACGGGCACGGCTGTAAACAGAACTGAGTCGCCGTTTGACATAATCGCCTGAATGTTGCCCGCTCCTCCGACATAAATCCCCCTGCACAAAGTGAAAGAAGTGGCAATCGTAATAGGAACAGCAAACGAGTAACTGTTGATCGTGTCGGACGCGGTAAAGCCTGTCGGGAGTGCCATCGTTTGTTCCTTAGGAAAGTCGGGTCAACTTAAACAACGCGCTTGACAACAAAGAAGAGATGTTGTCCACCTCGTTCTGAATGTGAGATTCGGTGCCCATCGCGGTTCGAGCAGTCTCAATGTACTCGTACAGCGCACGCACCTCCGCAACGCAATCGGGGTTCATTGTCACGGTTCCGCCCTTGAACACAAGCGGAGTACCCGTGCAACCAATGTACGACTCGGCAAGCGAATCGACCGCTTCAGTCAAATCGTCGTACACGCCGAGCGCGGTGTGCTTCGCGAACGAGCCCGCGCCCGTCACCATCAAGTGATGCATGTGAATTGCGGTAGCACCGTTCAGCAAACGCGCAATGAACTCGCTCGCAGCGCCCGCGTCACCCTTGTCGGAATCGTAAAGCAAAGAAGCCATAGGTGATTTCGATGCAACTACTGACATTTCAAATCTCCGTTGCTGATGGTGATCCGTAACCCGAGAACTGATTCATAATGTCGGACAGAGCGTTCGGTTGCCCTGCGCCTGTCGGAGCCTGCGCAAGATTCTTGACCGTCTGCGAAGTCTGCTGCATCGCCTCAGACTGAGCCTGAGCAGCCTGAGCGTTCGCACGCGCAGTACGGATCAATGCCACCTGCTTGCCGCCGATGATCAGGCTCGGATCAACGCCAAGCATGTCGCTGTAAGCGTCAGCCCACTGATCAGCGTCGAACTTGTCAAGCACGTCAGGCTTAAACTGCGCGACCGCACCGATCGAACCAACAAACCGATCAATGCCGTTGGTGCCAATCGCGCGCTGCGCCTGCGCCAACATGCTCACAAACTCGATCGTCAGATCCATTCCCTGCAACTCTTCAGGAGCAGGCGGCAGAACGCCCGCCTCAATCATGTGTTGAAAGGTGATATCTACGAGCGGTTCAAGCAATTCGTTGTGGATGCGCTCAATGACAGGGCCGAGCATCAGCAATTTCTCCTCGTGACGCTCTGCAACCTCAGTTGCAGTCATCCGAGTATCAGTCGCATTCGCAAGCAACAAGAACAAATCAGCATAGAACGCACCACGCACACGGTCGCGGCAGTCCTGAATGTCCATCAGCAAGTGCTCAAGGTTCAAGTTCACATCGAACGCAGTGCGGATAGGCGCCGTAGCGCCATCGACAAAGGTGATACCCCCAGGAAGTGTGTCGATGTCGCGGTTCTTGTACGCGGTCGGTACTTGCAGAGGCGGCTTCGTTTGATAGTCGATGACCTGAGCCTTGCGCAACTGCTCGTGCTGCAACTGCTTGACATCGCCCAGTGCTTCCATTCCAGGACTGTTGCCGTAGATGTCGCCACCCGCAAGAGCCCAACGCGGAACAACGCAAGGGAACTGCTTGTATCCCGACTCTCGAAGGAACTTGTTCTGATCGCCGCCGACCTCGAAATACCAAGATCCCCACGGCATGTTCTTACTGTCGCGCTTCTTGATGTCTCGATCAGCCCTCGGCTCGATCGCGTGAATGATCGGGATCCACTTATCAAGCGTGCCGCGGTCGTACATGTGCTTGACCGTGGTCGAGCAGTTCTCGTAGCCGAACTCCTTCACAATCTCGCCGACAGTCTTCTCAAACTCTCGGTACAGCGTGCAAACTCTACCCTGATAGTCGTGCGCGATGCAATACTCGCCCGTCACCACAGGGTAGTGATGAATCAAGTTCTTGTGATCAGGCAGCACGATCGAAGCCGCAGTGCCGAAACAACCGAGTTCTTCGTACATCTGATGAAGCGTGCGGTAAGTGTTCGACTTCGCAAACACCATCAGCATGCGCTTCGTGACATCGTCAAGCCACACCTTCACAGGTTGATACTTGTTCAGATCAGGGTCGCCCGTCGCAAGCCGAAACCACGGACGAGCAGGACTCGTTGCGCCCGCCATCATGCCCGCGCCGAGCGTGCGAAGCGATCGAGTACCCGTGTTGTCGTAGATGCTGTTGTGCCGACGCCATCCCTTGTCTCGATCCTGCCGAAAGAACCGACCGTTGCGAGGCAACAGAAACGTCGTTAGTTCCTGATAGTGAGCCCACCACGTAGCGCGCTCAGTCTTCAAATGACCCCAACGCGTGAACAACTGGTCGCGCCGCGGGGCACCTTCGTACGATTGTGCGTCGCTCGGGTGTTGACTCATTTAGGAACCCAACATCGTTGTCGTGCCAAGTGCGCCTGCCGAGGGACTTCCACGAGAGCCCGTC